GCCGAGGAGCCGTCCGCGCTGCCGGTGGCGCCGAGCGCGCGCACGTTGATGCCGAGGTCGTCGACATAGCTCGCGAGCGTCTTGATGTCCGCCTTGATCGCGTAGATCTCCGAGTCCTCGTCGACCGCGAGCGTGAAGCTGACGTACTGCCACAGGCCGGTGCCGTTGACCGGCGCGGCGGCCCAGTAGTCGCCGAGCGGCAGCCCCGCGTAGGTGAGCGTCGCGTCGGGCGCGACCGTCTGGGTGTCGACGGGCGGCACGCCGGTGGGGGGCTGCTCGGGCAGCATCTGCTCCGAGCGCCGGGGGTAGGCGCCGACGGCGGTGCCCGGCGCCCACGGCACGAGCGTGAGGGTGATGTCGTCAAGCAACGGGCACCTCCTGTTCCTGCGGCTCGGCCCCGCCGTTGCCGTTCTGCTGGGCCTGGAGCTGATCGAGGAACTGCACGAACTGCTGCGGCGGAACGCCGAGCTGGCCGAGGAACTGCTGGACGATCTCGGCCGGGATCTGAGCCTGCTGCGGCGCGAGGTAGCCCTCGGCCTGGTCGATGCCCATGAGCTGCAAGCCGCGCAAGAGCAGCTTCTGAGCGTCCATCCGCGGATCCTGGGAGAGGCTGAAGAACTGCTGCGCGTCCTGGCGCATCTGCGGCACGTTCTCGGGCGCGGTCGAGCCGCCCTCGATCTCGACCGCCATCCTGCCCATCAGCTCGCGCGGGCCGATCTTGACGTAGCGCCACGCCGGAATGTCGGGCTGGTTGGGGTCGGCCGCCTCGGGGACGTAGTAGTCGCGGGACGTGAGGATCCGGCGCTGGTTGAGCGCCACGAACTCGTAGCCCTGCGGGACGATGATCTGGTTCTCCAGCAGGCGGGTCTTGTTCTGGATCCGCATCGACGCGGCGGCCTGCACGAGCTGCACGCCGGTGGCGGTCTCAGACGCGCCGGTGTCGCCGCCGGTGACCGGATCGGAGATCCCCGAGGTCCTTTGAATGTCGTCGATGATCCGGTTCTCCTCCTGGTAGCTGGAGGCCGGAAGGTCGGGGACGGGGATCGGGAACAGGAAGTCGCGGGGATCGCCGTTGACGGGGATCGCCAGCCCCGGCCCGAAGACGATGTCGTCGGCGTCGACGGCCGTCTCGTTGTAGGCGAAGGAGCGCATCAGGCTCAGCGTCGCCGAGTCCCGTCTTTGGTTTCTGAGCGTGTTGATCTCGTACTGGAGGTGCTGGATCGGCTCGATCTCAGAAATGCCGGTGAAGCGCCCGCCGACCAAGGTGCCGCGGTAGGTCTGAAACGGGATCTGAGCCCGGCCCGACGGGTTCGGCCCGGCCTGGATCGGATACAGCCCGTCGAAGATCGTGATGACCTGCTCGCCGTTGTGGTACTCCCAGATCTCGTGCAGCCGGTCGTTGCGATCGGACTGGGCATTGGAGTAGCCCTCGGACTGCAACCGGCTCGACCAGATCGCGGAGCGCTTGGTCGGCGCGACACCGTCGAGCATGTCGCTCAGCGTCCACGGGCACTCGGGGTCGTTCTCCTGCGCGCGCCAGAAGCCCGCGTTGACCATCCGGGTCACGAACGCCGCCGAGCGCCAGAGCCGGTGGATGACCCATTCGCAGGTCTCGATCGAGTCGGCCTGCGGATCCCAGATGAAGTCGAACGGATCGACTCGTTCCGCGACCGCGTCGTCGAACACCACGGTCTTCTCCGGCAGCGTCTCGACGAAGATCTCCGGGTTGGCGAGCGACGGCTCGATCTTGGTCTGCATCCGCGTCTGGAAGCGCCAGCGCGTCTTGCCGACCCCGAGCGAGTAGATCAGCCCGTCCTTGGCGATGGTCTGGAGGATCGTCTCGTAGTCGATCTGCTTCTGCTGCGCGTCGACGACGATCTTCATGTTGCGCACGCGGCCGTAGGCGGACTCGTTGCGCGGCACGACGATCATCCGCGGCCGGTTGGCGACCATCCGCGGCACGATCGTCTCGACCGTCGAGTAGCAGAACGGAATGAACAGTTCCGCCCCCCACGTCTTCTGCGCCTCGTAGACGACCTCGTCGCGGTCGCGCGCGTCCTTGGCCCGACCGCGGAAGTCGGTGAAGCCGCGGTAGAGCCGGTAGAACTCCTCACCCTTGCGCCTGAACTGCGAGTGCTCGGGCTCGGCCACGCGGTAGCAGTTCGTGACCAGCGCGACCTGCCCGCGCTCGACGTCAGGAAGCTCGCGCATCCTCTTCCTCAGACGGCTCGCTGTCCTGCTGCGGCTCGTACTTGGGGACGTAGCTGTCGTAGGCCATCAGCACGCCGGTGGTGATGTAGTGCTCGGGCTCGATCTCCCGGCGGACCGCCGAGATGGTCAGCACCCCGCCGAGCTGATACAGGGTGCCCTCCAGATCCAGCAGCGCCTGGCGGACCTCGTCGCGGTCGTGGGCGACGAAGCCCTCCTCGGTCATCTCCCCCAAGAAGTGGAACTGTCGATTCATCGCGGCCTCCTTCGAGTGCCGGGTCGGCGGTCATAGACCGAGCCCTCCTCGCGCGCGAAACGCGCCAGCTCGGGGTCGCCCTCGAACGGGCGGACGGGACGGAAGGCGTCGACGACGTCGCCGTTGCGCTCCCAGCAGACGTTCAGATGGCGACGCATGGACTCCAGCGGGAGCGTCACCCCGCAGATCCGGCACTGGTGCATATCTGACCCTTTCTGCCGGGCGGGCGCTACGCTACGGCCGGGCGGCCGGGCGAGCCCGAGAGCGCGCCGTGCAAACCGGCCGCCCACCGAAAGGAGACCGGATGACCGCCTCTGAATCGAGGTACTCGATCATGGAGTTCACGCGGGAGTTCCCCGACGACCGCACCTGCCTCGACTGGCTCTGGCGGCAGCGCTACTCGGAGGACGGGTCGCACGCGCACTGCCCCAAATGCGAGCGCGAGCGGAAGTTCCATCGGGTCGCCTCGCGGCCCTCTTATTCGTGCGACTCCTGCGGCCTGCACATTCATCCCACGGCCGGGACGATCTTCCATCGCTCGGCCACGTCGCTGCGCCTGTGGTTCTACGCGATGTACCTGATGACCAGCACTCGCTGCGCCGTGTCTGTGAAGCATCTGGAGCGCGAGCTAGGCGTGACGTACAAGACCGCATGGCGGATGGCGAACCTGATCCGCAGGGCCAAGACGGAGACGCCGTAATGGGCCTTATCGAGCGTGAAGCCGAGGCCGAAGCCCGACGCCTAGCCGCGTCACGCGAGCACTACGGGCACGACGGCGCGAGCATCCCCGGCGCGTGGATCGACTGGCGGTCGGAGGCGCTGTCGCTCGAAGCGCAACTCGCGGGGGCCGTAGACGCGCTGCGCGAGGTCCGGCTGTACGCCGAGAAGATGATGCGCGACCGCGAGCCAGAGATTCAGAGGCACGGGGCCGACGTGCTTCGGATCGTCCACATGCGGGGGCAGTAGCGGTATGGCCGTTATTGCGCGTTGGACCGTGGTCAAGATGCTCGACGGCAACTGGAACGTCCGCGACGAGGACACCGGCGAATGGGAGCGCGATGCGGTCGGACTGCACAAGCCAACAGCGACGAAAATCGCCAACGCCCTCAACCAACATCGGGGGGCCGTAGAGGCATTAGGCCGGGCGCACGCGCGACTCGACACGGGGCACCTCCACACCCGCGAGACCTGGGCCGACCGTCAGAAGTGGACGGCCGCGAAGCTCGACGCTCAGTAGCCGGTGACGCGGTAGCGCACCCGGTGCGCCGCCACCCGCTTGACCTGGGTCGGGTCGCGCTTGACCTTCGGCGCTTTCTCAGACGCGCCGGTCTGAGCGATCATCCACGCCAAGAGCAGATCTGAGCGGGCGCCGGGGATCGGCCCGGTCCGGCCCGTCCCCCTGCGGACGTAGGTCTCCATCTGCCGCGCGAGTCTGAGGCTGCGGATGCCGTGCGTCCCTTCGCGGAGGAGCTGCATCGCCTCCTCGTGCAACAGGCCCTTGGTCAGCCGGGTGGTGTCCCAGCCGAGCCGGTCGGCGTAGCTGCCGGTCGCGTTGTCGGCCCTCCGTCGCGTATACATCTGGCGGTAGCCGAACTCGTGATAGAGGGTGTCGATCAGCGCCAGCCCGTAGCCGCCGGTGCGCTCGATCGCCAGCCACGGACGGCGGTGGCGGCCGTAGTGCAGGCAGGCGAGCATCAGCTCGGTCGCGACCAGATCCGGCTCCCAGTTGACTTCGAGCTGGGCGACCTGGACACGGGTGTGATGGTCGATGACCTGGACCGCGAACGCCGCACCGTCGTCGACGTCCTCCCCTGACGCGGGGTCGCAGGCGATCACATACTGCCCGTCGTCAGCGGGGGGCGTCCAGATCTCCCACGGCCCGACGTCTTCGGTGACCTTGACCGCGGTCGGGACGTCGATCGTCCCCCGCCGCGTCTTGCGCGGCAAAGTCGCCTCAGCGGTCAGTGATGTGCGGACCGGCTCGGCCTCGGAGGCAGCGGCCCGGATCGTCTTCTGGATCAGCACCCCGCCGAACACGGTCTGACCGGAGGCGAGAAACGCCTCCTCGGGGAAGGAGGGATATTCCTGCCGGAAGATGTTCTCGTCGGCGCCGCACAGGTTCTCGACCGCCCACCGCCGCCACGCCAACTGATCCATCTGCACCGCGTAGCGGCGAACCAGATCGTCCTCGACGTCGTCGCGGATCTCGAAGGTCTCGACCTGCCGGAGGGTCATGGGACGGCGGTAGCGCTCATCCTCATGCCAGGACGCGAAGAACGGCGCGAAGTCCGACCCTTCCTGCGCCTGGTCCCAGAGGGCTTTGAACTCGTTATGGCCGTTGGCGGTGGACTCCAACAGCACGAGCGTGTCGGGGTCGGTGTTGTCGATCGCGTTCAAAAGCGCCGTCAATTTGCGTCTCAGATCGGGCCAGAAGCCGACCTCAGAACCATGCACCGACTGGAAGGTGTGACCCCTCCCCGCCTCGAAGCTCGCGGCGGTGTCGATCAGCAACGTCGAGTGCCCGGCCCCGAAGCTCCGCTCGTTGAAGCGGGTGAAGCGGTCCGGGCTGCCGAACCGGATCTCCTTCAACCGTCGTCGATTGGCGATCGGCGGCTTGAGCGTCAGCTCGTCGTCGTGAATGTCGGGCAGGTGCCGGTACATCAGCTCGGCCATCTCCACGATCGCCCCGGCCGTCGTCTGGTTGTGGGCGACGATGATCGAGCGATGCAACGGCTGCAAAGTGGTGCGTTGCAGCAGCAGCCCTTGCGCGAAGGTCGAGAAGCCGAGCTTTCTGGCCTTGAGGATGACGGCCCGCATCGGCTCGCCCCGCGCCCGTTGGTCACGGAGCGTCTCCCAGAGGCGAGCCTGCGCGGGACGCAGCTCGAACGGCACCAACCGCTGACGGTCGAGTACCTTCAGCACCCTTCGGGCGTAGAACGGATAGTCCTCCCGGAGCCGCTTGCGGACCTCAGCGACGTCGCTTGTTGATGGTGGCGTAGAACACCCGCCTTCCCTTCTCGGGTCCGTAGCGCTTCTTCATCGCCTCCAAGGCTTTGGCCGCGGAGCCTTTGCCGCCGAACACCCGGTCGTACTTGGAGATCGGCACTACGTCAGCTCCCGCTCATCTAGACGAGCGTGCCGGTGTCGTCGAACGCCACGCCGGTGGACAGCGAGAAGCTGGCCTGCCCCCATTGCATCACCACCGCGGTGATCTCATAGGCGCCCGGACTCAGGTAGGTGTGATGCTGGACGGCGTCGTCAGCGCCGGGCTCAAGCCCCCCGTCCCCGAAGTCCCAGTCGATCCGCCACGGCTCATCCGGTGCGGTGGCGGCGGTGAGGACCACGTCGACGACGAACGGCGCGGAGCTTGAGACGTCGACCGTGATCGCCGTGTCGACCGTGTAGTCGGCCGAGAGCTGCACGACCAGATCCGCGTCCGCGTCGTCCAAGCCCGCCGACGGCAATGCGTCGGCGGGAATGACGGTGTGCGGGTCCAGCGTCACCGGCACCTTCTGGTAGGTGACGGCCATGTCAGGCGCTCCGCTTCTCCAGCTCGCTGATGAGCGAGCTGCGGTTCTGGCCGGTGCGCTCGACCTGGAGCGCGCGGTCAGCCTTGTCGGGGTCGTCGCCGACCCAATCCAAGACCTCTTGGATCGTGCCGTCCGGGACGTCTGAGTCCTGCGTCGTGGTCGTGGTGGTCGTGACCTGCTTCGAATCTGAGTCCTCTGAGATCGGGACGCCGTCCTCGTCCTTCTCCAGGGTCGGGTCCCCAGGGCCGACTTCGCCCTGCTCGGCGAGACGCTCCTGCTCCTCCTGCACCCCGTCGGTGAAAGAGGCGTCGCGCTCGCGCACGACCTCCGCGGACTCCTCGTCATGTCCGGCCGACGGGGGCGCGTCGTCGTCGATGTCGCGCTGGGAGTCCAGGGTGTGGGGTGCGTCGTGATACTGCTCCATCAGCTTGCCTTCCCTCTCGTGGTCGAATCCATCAGGTGGATGAGCCGTCCGTCAGGTCGCTGCGCGTAGAACTCGATCCGCGACGGCTGCGTGAACGTCGCCACCCCCGTCGCGTCCGCGGTCGCCGACGCCACCGGCGTGGAAGGGATCAACCCGCCGAACCGCAGGAACCGCTCGACGGCTGAAGCGTTGTAGAGCTTGAGCACCTCGCCCGGTGAGACCTTGCACTTGAGCGACGCCATGTCGACTCCTTGTCAGTAGTGGAACGTGGGATAGTCCGCGGCGGTCGGGGCGGCATCGGGTTCTGTTGACCACGAGCCGCTCCGGCCTCAGATATCCGCCAGCTGTCAGACGTGACGGCGCCCGCCGACGTCAGCGGGGACCGGCGAGATGGCCGGATAGGAACCGGCCAGGGGCAGGCGGTGGAGCCCGGCGAAGAACCTCGGACGCGAAGGCCAACCCGCCGGGGAGACCGCCCGCCCTACGTCGCCTGACCGAAATACGGCCGGTTCTCCTGCACCGAGAGCGCGCCGCCGCAATCACAGCGCCCGCCCGTCAACCGCCGGGCGACCTCGCCGAACTCGCGCTGCTGACAGGACCCGCAGATCACCGCGAAGCGCACCCCCGGCCGCGGCGCATGAGAACGCGGGGCCGGAACAGCCGGAGCCGGTGTATATACAACCGCCGACTCAGACACCGAATCGACGCCCAACGCCCGCGAACGTATATACGCGCTGCGCGACAACCCCGCCTCGGACGCCAGAACGTCTATACGCGCCAGCTCCCCATCATCAATACGCAAGCCGATCTGCGCCACAGCACCACCCCCCTGTATATACGCCAGTGGACTCGGGAAACTGGTTCCAGATACCCCCCCTTCGCGGGTCCCATCGCGCGCGCTCAGGGGGGTGGGCGGGGTCCGCGCGCAGTCCGAAGGACCGCGATCGGACCGCGACGCTGGCACACAGCCGAGCACACAGCACCCTCAGATCCCTTCTGTAGAGCCAAACCTTCTCTATCTCCTAGATCTGAGTGGCTTCCGTGTGCGCGCGCCGGGCTTCGCCCCGTTGCGTGAAGCAACCGGGGCTGAACGGTTCGGTGTGGGTCGGGCGGTTGGGTGTCTGTCTGGGTCTCAGATCGGCTCTAGTCCTGGGTCTGGTCTTGGTCGTTGAGGCTGAGCAGTCCGGTCTCTTCGGTCTGTCCGGTCTCGGGTCTGAGCCGTTCGACTGTCCCTAGCGTCTGGGCGAGCTTGTGTAGCCGGTCGAGGTCTCGGGGTCCGGTGTCCCGCTCTAGGGCTGCCAGCTCTAGGGAGAGCAACCGGAGGATCCTGGCTGCGGCTTCCGGGACTGTGGCGCGGTCGGCGATCCGTTGGCGCTCGTCCCGGAGGATCCGGTCGGCGCGGGTTCTGCCCATGCTGGGTTCGGCTCCTGCTTGCACCTGCCGCAGGGCTTCGGACACGGACAGGTTCTCGCCGAAGACCAACCGAATGAGCGTTTCCGCGCCACCTCCCGAAAGATTTTTCGCCCCGTTTCTTGGCTCTGTAGCTGGAGTTTGGGGCACTCCTCTCCTCCTCTTCTCCTCTAGTCGCTCAAGGTTTCCTCTACCGATCCGATACATTGATTGCAGCGGCAAGGTGAAGCCGCTCTAGGGAAGGGTCACCGGGTCAGTCGAATCGCACCGGATGCCTGCAAGCGGGTGAACTCGCCAGCCCTCTTCCGCCTCAGACGCACAGTGCGCAGCGGGAGCACAATCGACGCAACGGCCAACGGCGTGCGAAGTGACGCACGGTTTGGCCCGGCGATGAAGCAGCGCCCACCTTCGGGTGGGACCGAGCTGCCTCTACCAATGGGCCGCGGATAGCCACGGTGCCCGAAGCTCAGGATCCGCTATGGACGCGGGGCTGGGTGGACAGAGTTGCGAATCGCTTAGGCAGACAGGGACCGGCGCAAAGCTCACCGCGCTGATCCTCAATCTGAGACTTCATCCCGCCTTCCCGGTCTCAATCCGGGAGGCGGACGCAAGCGCCCAGCGATGGGCGCTGCCGTCCGCTTGATTCGCGGAACCACCGAAAAGGAGAACATCATGCTCGAAGCAACCCTTGAGACCGTCGAAGTGACCGCTGCTCTGCTCGTCGAAGACGACGAGATGGACGCTCCCAGCGACTGGGATTCCGGCAGCGTCACCTTCGACCCCTACCTGTAGTGCGGATCCTTGTCCGCGAACCCATTGGCGAGCTGTGGCTCACCTGGGTGTACGACCTGTCGAAACGCTCCTAGGGGCGTCCGGCGCTGGGTGGTTCCCGCGCCGCTGAAGATGACAAACCGAAAAGGAGACCACTATGAGCTTCTACGTTCGCCGCGACCGCGACGGTCGCACCGGATGGGTTGGTCCGATCCGCTCCTACACCCAGGCCCGACGCGAGTTCGCCGCGTGGCGCGAAGCGGGTTGGGACGCCAAAATCGAAGACTCCACGCCGGAGGTCCGGCGCGAGGTCCGCGACTGGCAGCGCGCCGCTGACAAGCGGCTCGGCCGGATCTGAGCGATTCGCTCGACGGAGAGCGCCCAATTGTGCGGGACGGGCGCTGTCCCTTGTGCGGTTGCACGAGAGCGCTGGGCGATTCCCAGCGTTGAACCGAAAAGGAGAACTATGCCGCTTGTTGGCAATCCGGCTGATTGGTCTCAGACCACTCAGCAGGGCCTCATTCTGAGCGCTCTGTTCGACCACGCCGAAGGCGACGGTCGACACCACGAAGGACCGGGCAAGTGCCCGACGTGCCGCCGTGCGGCGCGATCGCTGGTCGACCGGCTCGGCACCGAACCGCTCATTTTCAAGAGCGGCGGGGTCGAGATGCCGCAGGGGAAGCCGCGCTTTCAGCGGCTCCGCTGGAAGGTCGCCGAAGTCCACGCCTACGCTGCCGATCGGTCGCAATGGCGCGAGGATCCGAAGGCACCGAAGGTCGAAGCTCCGGTCGTCCCGACCGGCTTTGACGTCGACGCTGAGAAGCGTCTGTTCATGGCCGAGATGCGCCGCCTCCGCTCGTTTGCGGAGGAGCGCGAGATCGACCACATCTCCTACCGTCCCGCGAAGGATGCGCGGCGGATGATCGAGGCCGGGATTCCGGCCCGAGCGTGCTTGCACGCCATGACCCTGCATTGGGAGGAGGCGACCCGCCGACAGGCTCGCGTCGAGGATTACGATCCGGCGCGGGACTTCACCGGCGGGCTGGACGCCTATCTCGACGCTCTGGTCGAGGCTCGCGTCCTGATCATGCTCACCGGCCCCGCCGGTATGGGCAAGTCGTACTGGACTTCGGAGCTGGCCGGTCGGCTGGACCTGGAGTTCGGCTCGATTCCGATGACCGAAGGTGCCACCCCGAGCTGGATCCTGGGTGCCCCGACGTTGCAGGGCTACCGCGAAGCTCCGTTCGCCAAGATCTGGCGCGACGGCGGGGTGTTCCTGCTGGACGAGATGGACGCGGCCGACCCGAACATGCTGCTCGTCATCAATGACGCGCTGGCCAACGGGGTGCTGCACAACCCGTCATCGGGCGAGAAGATCGAGCGGCACCGTGACTGCATTCTGGTCGCCGCCACGAACACGCTCGGCACCGGCGCGGACGCCAACTACGGCGCTCGTAACCCGCTGGACTTCAGCACGCTGGATCGCTGGAGGATGGGCCGCGCGTTTGTCGGCTACTCCGAGCGCGTCGAAGACGCGGTCATGTACGGCTAGCAGGACCGAGCGAAAGGTGCCGGATGGGGAGGTTCGATTCCTCCCCCGCTCCTCAGACCAACCACCGAAAGGAGACCAACGTGCCCCTAGAGCACACGATCGGCTATGCCGATCTGGCAGCGGCCTGGACGGCGCTCGACGCCAACCTGACGTCGCTGCCGAAGCGCCAGCAGCTCGCTGGCGCTCAGATCCGGGGCTTCGACAAGTCCTTCGCGGGCTGCACCCGCGAGGACATGCGAGGCTGGATCGACAACGGCTATGTCGCGACGGGCATGAAGCTCAAGCCTGCCGTCAACAGCCGCCCGCGACGCAAGATGCGCTTCGCGGAGGAGGGCGAGCTTCAGGTCGACATGGCCCTGTCGGGCCACGACACCCCCTACCTGACCTGGGGCAAGCGCACCCGCACACCCGGCCTGAAGCTCAAGGTCGAGCTGGCCGTCCGGGGCAACACCCCGGCCGCGGTCCTGAAGGACTACGCCGAGTGGCTGGCCGCGCTCGTGGCCGGGATGCAGGGCAAGGGCTTCGATCTGGAGATTGACGTGGTCTCGCGGGCCAAGGGTGTCGTGAACGGCTCGACCGCTCAGGTCGACGTCGGCGTCCGCGTCAAGCGCTTCGGTCGCAAGTCGGATCTGAAGTCGTGGGGCGCGATCATGTCGCCGGGCGGGTTCCGGCACCTGATCTTCCTGGCCCGGATCCTGGCCTGCGAGGCGAACGGGAAGCCCGCGAGCCCGAACTTCGGCGGCAGCTTCGGCCCCGCTTGGGGGCTGGACTTCGACGCCAACACGCGGACCTTGACGGTCAAGTGCGCTGCGGTGAGCGCGGAGTTCCCGCGCGAGGAGATGGACCGCCAGCTCGCCGAGCTGCGGATCTGAGGCGACGGTGCAGGGGGGTTCGACTCCTCCCCGCCTCCTAGTACCAACCACCGAAAAGGAGACCCGATGGATCCAAACGCGAACACCCGAGAGCGGATCGCGCTTCTGGAGGCGGGCGAGCACACCGGATGGACCGCCGAGGAGGCGAGCCGGTTCGTGGAGTTGTCGCGGGCCTACTCCGAGTGGACCGCGGCGGGCGGCTTCAGCGCCGACCGCGACCTGCTCGACCGGCTCGCGGAGATGCGAGCCAAGCAGTTCTGAGACCAACCACCGAAAGGAGAACCGATGACCACGCACCAAATGGAGCTGCTGCTCGCCTCGGTCAAGCACTACATGCCGCAGGATCTGAGGGCGAAGGTGATGCGCGAGGTGCCCGAGGCGTACAACGCCTGGGTCGGCCATGACGTGGTCGAGATCGTCCGCGTGTCGGACGGGGCGAAGGTGCGTCAGCCGTGACCGAGCACACCTTCACCGGGCTGTGGGAGCAGACGCCCGGCAACCCGCTGGTGACCTTCACCTGGCGGGGCGCGAGCCCGGTCGACGCGATCGTGCGTCAGTGGGCGACGTGCCTGCCCGACACGCGGATGGGCAGCCCGCTCAGATGCGAGACCGACGGGCACATCTACCACCTGCACCTGAACGAGCACGGCTACCGAGTCGTGTCGATCGTGGCCGAGCCGACGCAGTTCAAGGTCGCCACGATCTGAGACCGGCGGGGCTTCGGCCCCGCCCGCGTCTGCCCCTGATGCCGGGGCACTGAGGAGGGCTCAAGGCAGAGCCGAAACGCACTGAAAGGAGACCAGATGACCGATGAGCGCCGCGCCTACGACACGGCCCGCATCGTCGCGCTGCTTGAGGGCGGTCACGCCTTCGAGTTCGAGGTTCAGGACTGGGACGTGGACGAGAAGCCGCTTGGATCTGAGGAGGCGCAGACGATGGCCGACAGCCTCGTCAAGCAGGACGGCGTCGTCCTCTTCGGGATGCTCAACGGGCATCACGGGCACACCCGCATCGACCCGGCGCGCGTCGTCGCGGTCCTCGTCCAGCCGACGGGGATCCGGTGACCACCACAGAGGCGCTGGCCTGGGAGCGGGGCGAGCCGGTGACGTTCGTCGCCGAGGCCACCGTGCCCGAGTCCAAGACGCTCGGCGCGACCTACGCCCACCTCGTGGGCCATGTCGTGCTGCTGAGCTACTGCGGGCACCGCAAGGCGCTCGTGTGGCCGAACGCGGCGACCGCCCGCAACGGGTGGAAGACGCACGGCCCGTCGCTGTTCGTCGCACTGATCTGAGACCCGAGCCGGGGTGATTCCCGGCTCCCAACCGAGAGGAGAACCGATGGATCTGACCATCGACCGCACCGGCATGTCGGCGCTCGGCGCTGCCGCCCGAGCGTTCGCCGCCGCCCAGCGTAAGGGCTACGTCTGGGTCGGGGAGCAGGGCACCTTCGCAACGTGCGAGGAGTGGGACCTGCCGCCCGCACCGAAGGTCGCGAACCCCGACCAGCTCCCGCTGGCATGAACGCGCTCGACATGCCGCCGCTGGCGGTGATCGTCGACGACGAGGCGATCCAGTCGCTCGTGCTCCCGCTCAGCGTGACCGAGGTGGAGGGCGGGCGCATCTACGAGATCGCCCCGATCTGGGTCGCGAAGGTCTCGGGCAACTGATGCTGCTGCTCGCGACCACCGGCCACCCCGATATCGCCGAGCGCTTCGCTCACCCGAACCTGGGCCGCCTGCTCCAGCCACGACACACGTCGTCGGCTGAGGCGACGGCTCGGGCCGGGCTGAGCTGGGCGGCGGACAACGACTGCTTCCAGGGGCTGCACGAGCAACGCTTTCTGAGGATGCTCGACCGCATCGCCGACCTGCCCGGCTGCCTGTTCGTGTCGTGCCCCGACGTGGTCGGGGATCACGCTCAGACGCTGGAGCTGTGGCACGAGTGGTCGCCGATGATCGGCGCGGCGGGTCAGCCCGCCGCGTTCGTCTTGCAGGACGGCGCGACGTGGAACGAGGTGCCGTCTGAGGTGCCGCTGTTCATCGGCGGCACGACCGAGTTCAAGCTCGGCTACGACTGCGCCGCCCTCGTGCGGTGCGCCAAGTACGAAGGGCGCTGGGTCCATATGGGCCGCGTCAATAGCGCGAAGCGCATGGCCTACGCCGCGTCGATCGGGGTCGACTCGATCGACGGCACCGGCTGGGTCCGCTTCAAGGATGCACACCTTCAGCGGGGCATCGACCTGGCTGAGAATCTGAGCGCGGCGACACCGCTCGCCCTGTTCTAACCCGCTAAAGTATCTGTCTAGCCGGTCGATATACTGACCGGACAACCGAAAGGAGAACGATGCCTACCGCAGGCTTCGAGCAGTTCGAGATCAACGGCGCCCAGGCGCACGAGCTGGTCAACGTGATGCAGGGGCACGTCGACGGCGAGCCCGTCGTCTTCACCAAGCAGGGCGACGGCTCGCTCGTCGTCGCGTTCAGCCTCGCCACGGTGGAGATCACCACGGCGGGCACGGTCTTCGAGGACGGGGAGGGCTCAGACGAGCCCGATTTCGAGCCGTCGCCCGACCCGAACTGGATGAACCCATGATCGGGCTGCTCGCACTCATCCCCGTCGCGATCCTCATCTACCTGGCGGGCAAGGACGTCCTGCCCGAGACCTGGCGCAACATCAAGGAGAAAATGCGTGGCTGATCTGAGATGCCTCGATCGAGGCGGCCGGAGCGAGTGCTCCGGCCCGGTCGAGATGCGCACCACCCCCGACCGCACGGATGGGAAGCACTTCCCCCGCTGCGAGGCGCACTTCGAGGCGCGGCTCGCCGAGTCGCCGCACATCTCGGAGATGACCAGCGCCGCCCGTCCCGCCTGGTACGACGAGGCGACGATCGGCGAGCGCTGGGACGAAGACGAATGACCCACCGAAAGGAGACCCCGATGCAGAAGAAGTATCTGAGCCCCGCGCAGATCACCGCCATGCGAGCGGCCTACGCGGCGGGCGTGCCCACCACCGTAATCGGCCCGCCGCTCGGACTGTCCGCGAGTCTGACCGTCAAACGGCTGCGCGCCCTCGGCGTTGCCGTCCGCCCGAAGGGCAGCGCCCGGCTCTCGACCGTCGAGCTGGAGGCGTTCGCGCTAGGCGTCGACGCCGGGCTCCCGCTCTCATCGCCGGACGACGAGCTGAACGCCGGGCGCACATGGCCCGACCCGTACCTGAATGAGTTGTTCGACCTCGGGGTCAACCTCGGGGCGAGCGCGATCCGCTAATCCCCGAAAGGAGACCGCATGAACATCGAGCCCAACCAGACCCACCAGAACATCGCCCAGCAGATCGACCACATGAAGCCCGACCATCTGAGGCCGGGCGTCGACGTCGGGATGGAGGTGCGCGACGAGACCACGCTGCGCATCCTCCTGCCCGCGAAGCGGTGCCACGTCGACGTCCGTTACGACGAGGGGCCGGACACCTACACGGTCACGCAGTTCGAGCTGGCCCGCCTGGGCCACGCGACGGCGATCGTGCAGCGCGAGCCCATGTCGGGCATCTACTGCGACCAGCTCGGCGAGCTGGTCTTCGGCGAGGACGCCAAGCAGTGGAGCCAGCCGTTCGGCGGGATCGTCGACATGGACACCGGCGAGACGATCGTCGAGTTCTGAGAACGACAACGGCCCGCCGTGGTGCCCGGTTGATTAGGCCGAGCGGCGGGCCGTCGCAGCACCGAAAGGAGAACAAACGATGCCCATCCACGATACCGAAGGGGGACCCGATGACCGCACTGCCGAAGGCTGAGGAGCTGCACCGCATGGCCCGCGCCGGGGCGCTGCCGCAGGAGTTCGCCGATGTGCGAGAGCGAATGGAGCAAGCCAACGACGCGGTCGCCACCGAGCGCGACGCGATGCACGATCTGATCCGCGAGGCGCACCGGCAGGGCGTTGGCCCGGCCGTGCTCGCACGCTGGTCGGGCTACAACCCGAGCCGCGTCTACCAGATCCTCGGATGATCCTGCTCGCGACAGTGCTGATTGTCCTCGCCGGGTGGTTCTTCGGCGACCTGATGGGCGAGCTTCTGACGCTCGCCCTTGTAGTGCAGCTCGTGATCGAGCTGATCTGAAACCCACCGAAAAGGAGAACACCATGCCCACCATCGCCAACCTGCCGGGAGCCGACATTCAGGTCGAGTTCCCGGACGGCACCGTCACGACGGTCAACATGATCCGCCTGCTGGTGCAGACTCAGAACGCCGAGTTCAAGGCCAAGCACGGCATGTTCCTGCCCGGCGTCGCGAAGCTGCACCCGACGGTCAAGGCGCTGCGCGACGAGTACGGGATCACCGCCACCACCTGGGAGGAGGCGGCCTTCCAGATGCGCGCCTTCCACACGGTGCTGACGGAGGCGATCGACGATGCCCGAGCGTAAGCGGCTGGCCTTCGGCCTGCGTCAGATGCCCGAGGAGGTGGCGTGCGCCTGGGGCGCACGCCTGATCTGGCCGTGCGATGTGGTGTGGGATCGGCAGGACATCGTCGGATCTGAGGATGACCGGCGAGCGCTGACGTTCTGGCTGAACGACGGCGCGCTGAGCAAGGCGCTCGACGCCAAGCGGATCGAGGGGCTGTTCCGGCCAGACTCCGACCGCGTCGACACCCTCTACGAAGACGACGAGGGGATCATCCAGGCCAACCCGCAGGGATCGCACGGCTACCTGTATGTGGCCGCCTGGATGAAGTG